TTTCTTATTAATCTTATTTTAAGTGGATCAATATATCTTACTTCTTGAATTCCTTCTTGTGGATTTTTTAAATCAATTACTTTATGGTAATATACTCTTCCATCAACATACCATGTTCTAAAAATCTCGTGGCACTTTTTATCGAATCCTATTAATGATTTAATATGTTTAAATTCTTTTCTAATAATATCCTTTAACTTATCAGAAGCATTGAGATTTGATAGTTCAATCTCTACAGGTGAATCATCTAGATCCGAAACTATTGCTTCATTTACAACGTCCTCAATTGCAGTATCACATTCTGGATGCAAACACATCTCACGGTATCTACGTACCAAGTCTTGTTCATTCTTATATACTCCTTCGATATCTACGTATTGTCCATAGAAACCACTGGAAATATAAAAATCCGACTTATCTTCCTCATTACTAGGAACTGGAGAGACAACAGCTTTCTTTGCTGAAGTCTTTCCAGTATCTGGTAATTTGAATCCAAATAATTTAGCCATTAATAAAAAATTGAAGTATTATCTACCTTTATTTAGGAACCCGTACCTATCTGACTTTTTCCTGATGGATCAAGAGTGTCGTACCACTGATACGTCATCTCTACATCAAATGTTTCGACTGCATCTCCAGTGTCATATGAAAGAGCAATTTCTCCAATAGTAGTTGGATATGCACCAAGGAATTTGTACATCTTTAGAACTGGAACCTGAGTTCCACTTGTAGGTACACTACCTTGAAGTGAAGATCTTCCTAGTTGTCTTACAAACATATCCTGTTGGTAATCAACTGGATTAGTTCTACCTGCATTATCCTCATGCTTATTGATAAGATTACTCCATCTTTCAAAAGAAGTTCTTATACCGAAGTCAACATCATTGATAACAGTAATGTTCCAAGGAGCAAATGTCCTATCACCAGCAATCTTAAGTTGCCTTCCTCTAAATGGAATATCAATGTTAGCAATTGTTGAAGCAGGAAGTGCTGCAGATTTTACTAAAAATCTTACTTTATCTGAAATTTCATCCTTACTTGCATTAGTAGGGATTGCATCGTCGGGGAAATAAAGTTCGCACTCGAACAAATTAGGACGAGCACCACCACCGACCATTCTACCCTTGAATGCATCAAGGGTTCGATCTGCTGTATTTGGAATGTTTAAATTGGCCATTAATTCTTTCCTCTAGTTAATTAAACGTTTCCGACGACTTCTTCAAAACTAACTCCTGTGCGTGTAGCAACAAAAGTAAGTCCGATAAAGTTGATTGACCTTGCAGGTTTAACAAAAATGTCAGCCCTGAATTGATTAGAATCAATTATGTCAGGAGTGTTGTTTGTCTCGTCGCAAACTACAACAAAATCATTAATACCCCTCTTTGCTTTAACATCACGTAGATATGGTTCAACAATATTCAAGAAATTGGATCTTGTAATTACATCATTGAACTCAAATAGTTGTGCCTTTGCTGCTCTTTCGATTGTTGACTCAATTGTGAGGAACAAACGACGAACGTTAATTCTATCAAAGGCAGATGCTACACCAAGAGCAGTCTTATCACCAAAGAGGATAATTCCAGAACCAGGTGAGAAAACAACTGGGTTGATTCTCTTAGGATATAATAAATCTCTTTGTGCTTGTGATGGGTTATATGCCAACTTGACAGCACCATTAATTGCTCCCCTTGCTGCTCCAGCAGGTGAGAACCAAGGGAATTGATTGATAGAAGTTCTTGCCATCAATCCAGCAGTATCACCACTTAAGGAGATATATCTGAATTCATTATTGAACCTATCAAACATGTACTTGTAACCAGAATCAAATACTGCATAAGATGAAGATGGCAATGGATCAAAGAAATTAATAATATTTGTAGTTTGTGTATCTGAACTACTTACATTTACAACTCCTCCTTTATGTGGAGAAATACAAGCAATACAATCTTTTCTTAGATTTGCTATTTCAATTAGTTTTCTTGCTTTTGCAGCAGACTGTTCGGTAGATGTTCCACCAGATGGACCTTGAATCAAGAAGTTAATACTGTATTCTACTTGATTTTTGAATAACTCGTATCCACTAATAATATCCGCTAGTGATGAAGCATAACCAGTATCAGTAGTATAATTCTTACCACCAGTTAGTGTATAAGTCTTATTACCAAGTAAAGAATACGTAGTACTTTGAGCGTTATTGCCCCAATTTCCTACTCCAGTTACTGTAAATTGAGTACCTGTTCCTGCGGTTAATCCACCAGCAACAGCGTCATCATCAGGACCACCAAGATAAATGTAACTTGAAAGTTTTGCAACTTGATCTTTATAGTAATTTGCTTCAGATGGAGATACTTTACCATCCTGTGACTTAGAAAGTCCAACAAATTTCTCAACAACGTTTCCTGCAGTTCCAGTTACGCTTCCATCATCATCAACAACAACTATATGAACTTCATCATTTCTTGAAGTTCTATCTTTAGCATATTCAGAAGTTGCAGGTCTATCTGCAATAGCCTTCCAATATAGTGTTGAGTTTGTAAGTCCTAAAGTTTGTTGATCGTACCAATCTGATACATTATCAGTAGAATTAAATGTTGCATCTACTGCATTACCAGCACCAGGATCCATCAACTTAATTGGTCTTGTTGTTGTGGAACTAGATGTAACTCTTTCAAACTTGAAAGTTGTCATCGCACCAATAGTAGAAATTCCTGAGATTGCTCTATCAACAGAAATTATACTAACACCAATTCCAATAACTGTGGTCCCTGTAGCAACAACACTTGTTCCAGCAGTCTTAGAAACAACATCTCCTAATTGGATGTTTGCTGTTGCAATACCACTAATTGAAGCATCAAATGCTTCGCTTATCTGACCAGTTACAGTTGAAATTCCTAAACTTGAACTAGTTGTAGTAACAACTGGTGCTTCAAATGCAGTTATGCCTCCTTGAGCATATGCAACAGAAGTTGAAGTATTACCAGTAGAAACTTGATCAGTTACCTTAATATGAAGTTCATGTTTTGTTGTATCTACAGCAGTAACAACACCTCGTAAGAATCCAGTAGCGGCACTAGTTGTACCTGATCCTACCTCTACTCTTCCTTCAAGTGCTTGTGTTACTCCTAAACCGACCATTCCAGCAGTTACACCAGAACCAACAGCAAGAATTTGATCTGCTTTAGAGTCAATCACGCAAACTTTGAGATTGTTTGCCCATTGACCTGGGTATTTTGATGCTGCTATCCAACCAGTAGCAGTAGAATAATTGTTTACGTAGTCTTCGTAATTTTTAATTTTAACGTTGGCAGCTGAAGTACCATCTGTACCTACTCCAGCATTTTTTAAATTGCTGTTATCTACTCTTACAACTCTTAAAGTTCCACCATAGGAAAGGTAAGAAGATGCACTCAACCAATAGTCGTACTGAGAGTCTGTTGATTGGGGTTCACCAAAAGTAGCAAGAAGGTCTTGTTCTGTTTCTATTAAAGTTGGTACATCTACAGGTCCTTTCTCAAATGGTCCTGCAATTGCTCCAACCTGGTCATTAATACCATCCACTCTACCAATAGTTAAGTCAACTTCCCTTACTTTGGTTCCAGGAGATACTAAGTTAAGCGACATGTCTCTTTTCCTCTAGATCTTGTTCATTTTATCTAAAAATATTTATAAATTAGGATTCCTTACATGCATTCTTACATGTAGTCCCACATGTAAT